TACCAGCAGATAGACTACAACGACTCTCTTATAAAGGACAGGGTACTGACACGTGGATCGTTCAGCTGGCACAACGGAGAGAAGGACACAAGGGTTGTGTGGACACCAGACACAAGGGGTAGATTCCTAGTGTCTTGGATACCAAGCAATCAGTTACAGAACAATATAATCAATAAGAATGGGATGAGGTATCCAGGTAACGACCACATCGGTGCGTTTGGTTGTGACCCTTACGACATATCTGGTACAGTTGGCGGTGGTGGATCTAACGGATCACTTCACGGTCTGACCAAGTTCAATATGGACGACGCACCTAGCAACCACTTCTTCCTTGAGTACATAGCAAGGCCACAGACAGCAGAGATATTCTTTGAGGAGGTCCTGATGGCTTGTGTGTTCTATGGGATGCCTATACTTGTAGAGAATAATAAGCCTAGGCTGCTGTACCACCTAAAGAACAGGGGTTATAGGGGGTTCTCCATGAACAGGCCAGATAAGCATGTAACAAACCTATCTAAGACAGAGAAGGAGTTAGGGGGTATACCAAACTCATCCGAGGACGTTAAGCAGTCTCACGCGGCTGCAATTGAGTCGTACATAGAGAAGTACGTTGGACTAGATATGGAGGGAACTTACAGGGACTCTGACGAGATGGGTGACATGTACTTCACAAGAACAATTGAGGAGTGGGCTAAGTTTGATATAAATAATCGTACAAAGTTTGACGCTGCAATCAGCTCTGGACTAGCTATAATGGCTAACCAAAAGAATGTGTACCTTACGGCAAAAAAAGAATCGAAATTAAGCATTACCTTTGCGAAATATAATAATAACGGAAGATATAGTGAAATTATAAAATAACTTATATCTCTGTATGGTATAAAAAATACCAATACCAGTATATTAAACAGAAATACTTGGAAACATATATAAATGAAAGAAGTAAAAATAAACATACCTGCTACATCATTTCCTGACCAGTTTGCGTCAGATAAAGAAAAAGAATCTTATGAATATGGATTGCAAATTGGCGCTTCTATCACTTACGAGTGGTTTAGAAAGGATAACACTAACTCAAGATTTTATAATCAGTGGGGAGACTTCCATAGATTAAGACTATACGCAAGGGGTGAGCAGTCGGTGGCCAAGTACAAGAACGAGATGGCTGTTGACGGTGACCTTAGTCACCTGAACTTAGACTGGACTCCAGTACCTATCATACCAAAGTTTGTTGACGTTGTTGTTAATGGAATGAATGACAGACTGTTCAAGGTTAAGGCATACGCACAGGACTCGATATCACTACAGAAGAAGACAAAGTATCAGGACATGATACAGGCCGATATGCTGTCAAAGGATATTCTTACAGATATCAAGAACAACCTAGGTGTTGATGCGTTTGACACCAATCCAGAAGAACTACCAGAGAACGACGAGGAGCTTGCTCTATACATGGAACTTAAGTACAAGCCAGCGATAGAGATTGCTGAGGAGGAGGCCATCAACACAATTCTAGATCAGAATAAGTACAACGAGACAAGAAAAAGAATAGACTACGACATTGCCACGCTAGGAATTGGTGTTGCAAAGCACATGTTCCTTCCAGGAGCAGGTGTTAAGATTGAGTACGTAGATCCAGCAAACATAGTATACAGCTACACAGAGGATCCAAACTTTAAGGACTGCTTCTACTGGGGAGAGATAAAGACAGTTCCAATAACAGAGCTTGTAAAGATAGACACTACCTTAACTAATGAACAACTTGAAGAGATTTCTAAGTATAGTCAGTCTTGGTATAACTATAATAATTCATCCCAGTTTTATAACAACAGCCTCTTTAGTAAGGACTCTGCTACACTGTTATATTTTAACTATAAGACTACCAAGAAGATAGTATACAAGAAGAAGAATCTAGACAATGGAAACTTCAAGATAATTGACAAGGAAGACACGTTCAATCCTCCACAGGAGATGATGGACGAGGGTAACTTTGAAAAAATAGAGAAGACTATAGACGTTTGGTACGATGGTGTTATGGTTATGGGAACTAACATAATGCTTAAGTGGGAGTTATCAAGAAACATGGTAAGGCCTAAGTCTGCTTCTCAGCATGCAATTCCAAACTATGTGGCTGTTGCTCCAAGGATGTACAAGGGAACTATAGAGTCACTAGTTAAGAGGATGATACCATTTGCTGACCTTATACAGGTTGTACACCTAAAGCTACAGCAGGTTATATCTAAGGTTGTACCTGACGGTGTATTCATTGACGCTGACGGTATTAACGAGGTAGACCTAGGAAACGGTTCTGCATACTCTCCAGAGGACGCTCTTAGATTGTACTTCCAGACTGGTAGTGTTATTGGTAGGAGCTACACAGGAGACGGTGAGTTTAACAACGCAAGGGTTCCTATCCAGGAACTTAGCTCTAATAGTGGACAGGCCAAGATATCTAGCCTTGTAGGAAGCTACAACCACTACCTAGGAATGATTAGGGATGTAACTGGTCTTAACGAGGCAAGGGACGGCTCTATGCCAGATCCAAACTCTTTGGTTGGAGTACAGAAACTAGCGGCACTTAATTCGAATACAGCTACAAGACACATACTTGAGTCTAGCTTATACATAACAAAGACTCTATCTGAGGCTATATCTTGTAGAGTTGCTGACATACTAGAGTACTCAGACTTTAAGGAGGAGTTCATACTTCAGATAGGTAAATACAACGTGAGTATACTAGAGGATATAAAGGACTTGCATATACACGACTTTGGTATATTTATAGAGGTTGCACCAGACGAGGAGGAGAAGGCTCAGCTAGAGGCTAACATTCAGATGGCTCTATCTAGGGATGCTATTTATCTAGAGGATGCGATAGACATAAGAGAGATTAGAAATCTAAAGTTGGCTAACCAGTACCTTAAACTTCAGAGAAAGAAAAAGGAGGAGACTATTCAGAAGAATCAACAGGCTCAGCAACAGATGCAGGGTAAGATTCAGCAGCAGTCACAACAGGCCGCAGCTCAGAACGCGTTACAGGCCATACAGGCAGAGACACAGTCTAAGATGCAGATCAAGCAGGCGGAGGTTGGTTTTGATATTGAGAAACTTAAGCAAGAGGCCCAACTTAAGATGGAGCTTATGAGGATGGAGTTTGATCTGAATATGCAACTAAAGGGCGTTGAGACAGAGCAGATGAGTCAGAAGGACACGCTTAAAGAGAAGGCTAAGGATAAGAGAATAAGCATACAGAATACACAACAATCAAAGTTAATTGATCAGCGTAAGAATAATCTTCCACCAGTTAATTTTGAATCAAATGAGGATAGCTTGGACGGATTCGATATGGCTGAATTTGAACCAAGATAAATAACTAACTTTGCAAAAAAAAAATAAAAATGAGTACAGTACCATCAGGAACAAGATTTATAGGAATCTCAGAAAGAGTTAACCTTAAAGAAAAAAAGTCAACAATATTAAATTCTGAAACACAGCCATTTACAATACAAGACATAGCAGATACAGTTGGTGTTGGATCACAGGGACCACAAGGTATTCAAGGACCTGCAGGACCGTTAGGACCAGTTGGACCTGCTGGATTAAATTGGCAAGGATCATGGGTTTCAGGAACATCTTATATTGCAGATGATGCTGTTGGATATAACGGAGCTTCTTACTTTTGTATTTTAGCAACATCTGGAACTACAACTCCAAACCTAGCTACAACAAACTGGGCACTGTTAGCGTCTCAAGGGGCGCAAGGTATTCAGGGAATTCAAGGTCCTACTGGAGCACAGGGACCTGCTGGTGGAGCTGGAGCAGTACCTAAAACAAGAGGGGCAGTATATGGAGGAACATACCCCAATAATGAAACAGTTCTTCCTTATGATATAAATATAATTAATGTAGGAACTGGAAATTTATTTAAGTTACCTGACAACGCTCCGTTAGGAAAAGAAATTATAATTGATTGTTCAGCAACTGTAGCTACTATTTATCCATTCTCTGGGGGTGGTATTGAAACAGCTGTAAATGGTCAGTCTGGTCAAAGAAATGTTTCTTTTAATGATCTTGTAAAATTTACTTCTTTTGCTAATAATTATTGGTTAGCTGAATCATTACTAAGAAATGCTCCATTACTTGATGGTAGAGATTTATCAAACGGTAATTACTGGTCTTTGAGTTGGGTTTCAAATACTACATCACCGTTGTCTTTATCTACTTTAAATTCAACGTGGGCTAACGCTACAACTATTCCTGGGTTTCAAGTATTTTGTCCTTCAATAACTGGAGGTGGATTAGTATATACTAAAACAGGTGCTGCAACTTGGGTTTCACAACCTATAACAGTGGTGACATAATAAACAATATAATTAAATAAATCAAATCAAATGGAAAATTTCACAGTTAGAGATGTAGGTGTCTCTGAACAAAAGTCTATTCAAGAGGTAGAACAACAGTTGTTAGATCAACACGAGGAAAAGTTTAGTCAGAATGTTCAACAGGATGAACCGTTCATTGCAACTGAACAGCCAGAGACAAATGAACTGAAGGACGAGGATGTACTCTCGTACATTAAGAACAGATACAATAAGGAGGTAACATCAATTGATGAGTTATTTCAAAAGAGGGAGGAAACAGAGGAGTTGCCAGGCGACGTGTCTGCATACTTCAAATATAAGAAAGAGACTGGACGTGGGATAGAAGACTTTGTTAAGTTAAACAGGGACTACAACTCAATGGATTCAGACTCATTGTTGGCAGAGTACTACTCACAGACAGATGAAGATCTGGACGAGGAGGATATCGCTTATATGATTGAGGACAAGTTCTCGTACGACGAGGATTTAGACGATCCAAAGGATATCAAGAAGAAGGAACTCGCCAAGAAGAAAGAGCTTGTTAAGGCCAAGAAGTACTTTGAGGATTCAAAGGAGGCATATAAGATACCAGTTGAGTCAGCTGGAGGTCTTGTCTCTGAAGATGAGAAGGAGACCTACAACGCCTACAAGAAATATGTTCAAGATTCGCAGAGTCAACAAGAAGAAAATTACAGAAAATCTGAATATTTTCAAAAGAAGACGGAGGAGCTTTTCTCTGATGATTTCAAAGGTTTTGATTTCGTTATAGGAGATAAGACAGTTAAGTTTTCACCTGGAGATGTTAAAGAGACTAAGAAAATTCAATCAGATGTTTCAAACTTTATATCTAAGTATATAGATGCAAACGGAATGATATCTGATCCTGTTGGTTACCACCGTTCATTAGCAGCTGCTATGAACCCAGAGAAGATGGCCACGTTCTTTTACGAACAGGGCAAGGCTGAGGCGTTATTAGATAATGCAAGAAAAATTAAGAACATTGACATGGATACCAGGAGTACTCCGCAGTCAATCAGCCAATCTGGTTTTAAAGTTGTAGCTACTGAAAGTGATAGCGGAAGAGGACTAAAAATAAAAAGTAATAGAAACATTTAAAACACAAAAACATGCCAGCACAAGTAGCAAGTACCCCAGGGTTCGCATTACAGCCAAGCGCAACGAGACAAACTCTTGCGACAAATTACATTACTGACTTCAACTTCTTGAATCAGTACCTTCCAGACACGTACGAGAAAGAATTCGAGCGTTATGGAAATCGCTCAGTAGCATCTTTCTTAAGAGCTGTTGGAGCAGAGATGCCATCTACATCAGACCTTATCAAATGGGCTGAACAAGGTCGTCTACACACTAAATATGTTAACTGTGCCTCTGGAGCAGCAGCTGGAGCTGATACTGCAACAATCACAGTATCTGACACATTGATCCCGTCTTCTAACCTTTCTGGTACTGCTAGAATTGCGTTTAAAGTTGGTCAAACAGTATTGATTTCTGACAACGCGTCTTCAAAATCTAACAAAGGTATTATCACAGCTGTATCATCTTCTGCAAACACATTTGATGTTGCATACTACGCAGCAGCAGGACAAACATTTGCAGCTACAGATACTGTAAGTTGTTTTGTATACGGTTCTGAGTTTAGAAAAGGAACAAATGGAGTTGCTGAGTCTGTTGAGGCTTCTGACTCTATTTTCTCTAATAACCCAATTATCATCAAAGAGAAGTACTCTGTTACTGGATCTGACATGGCTCAGATTGGATGGGTTGAGGTTACAACTGAAAATGGAGCTTCAGGTTTCTTATGGTATATCAAATCAGAGCACGAAACTCGTTTACGTTTCGAAGATTACTTAGAGATGTCTATGATCGAAGCAGTTCCTGCTGAGGCAGCTTCTGGAGCTATTGCCACTACATCTGTAGGAAATAAAGGTTCTGAAGGTATGTTCTACGTTATTGGAAACAGAGGTAACGTATTCAGTGGTGGTAACCCAACCGCATTGTCTGACTTTGATGAGATCATCAAGAGACTTGACAAGCAAGGTGCTATCGAAGAGAACGTGTTGTTCATCAACCGTCAGTTCTCTTTCGATATTGACGATATGTTAGCTCAACAAAACTCTTACGGAGCAGGTGGTACATCTTATGGTTTATTCGATAACGATAAAGAGATGGCATTGAACTTAGGTTTCACAGGATTCCGTAGAGGTTATGACTTCTACAAAACTGACTGGAAGTACTTGAACGACGCTTCATTAAGAGGTGGTATCGTTGGTGGAGCTATCAACGGTGTATTAGTTCCAGCTGGATCTACTACAGTATACGATCAAGTTCTTGGTAAAAATGCTAAACGTCCATTCTTACACGTACGTTACAGAGCTTCTGAAACAGAAGACAGACGTTATAAGACTTGGATTACAGGTTCTGCAGGTGGAGCACAAAACTCTAGCTTAGATGCAATGGAAGTTCACTTCTTATCTGAAAGAGCTTTATGTACATTAGGAGCAAATAACTTCTTCTTGTTCACAAACTAGAATATCTTAACAGAGGGACACGGCGATCATCGCCGTGTTCTTTTTAATAAATTAAATCACATCAAATGAAAAATCAAGTAGCACCAGTAGATAAGATCTACATTCTAAAAGGAGACTCAACTCCACTTACTTATATGTTATCGTCAAGAAATACACGTAGAGCACCTCTACTTCACTTTGACGGAAAATCAAACAGAGCATTACGATATGCTATAAATCAAAAAACACCATTCGAAGAAGAACAGGATGGTAACTCTATACTAGAGCCTATTGTTTTTGTTGATGGCGCACTAATTGTTCCTAAAAACAATCCTGTATTGCAAGAATTTTTATCTTTACACCCAGGTTATGGAGACATATTTGAGGAGGTAAATAATGAGAAGAATGCAGTTATTGATATTGAAGAGTTTAATGCAGAACTAGATGCTCAGTTAGCAGCTAGAGAATTAAACGTGGAGATGTTAGAGGCAGTAGCTAGAGTTTTATTAGGAGCAAACATTGAAAAAATGTCCACAGCAGAACTTAAGAGAGATGTTTTTGTTTACGCCAAGTCGTATCCAACAGATTTTTTAAGTATGCTTAATGATCCTATGTTGAAGCTACAGAATACCTGCGCTAAGTTTTTTGAGTATAATGTAATCGTTATGAAGAATAAGGATAGAGACATATACTTTAACTTACCACAAAACAAGAAGAAGATACTTACCGTTCCATACGGAGAGGATAAGAACTATATATTAGCATCATACCTTCAGACAGATGAAGGGATTGAGGTATTGAAATTGTTAGAGAATAACATAAAATAATTAAACTAAACACTCCAAAATAAGGGGTGTTTTTTTTGTTATCTTTGTAAAAAGTTTTTAGCATGATAGATTCGGTAAGAAATACGGTACTCTCTGCCGTAAATAAAAATAATTTTGGGTATATAACACCAGATGACTTTAATTTATTCGCTAAGCAGGCACAGATAGATATATTTGAAGATTATTTTTACCAGTACAACACCTGGATAAATAAGATGAACAATAGACAGTCTGGGACTGGATATGCAGACATGGTTAAACTTGCTGAGGAGGTTATAGATAGTTTATCGTCTACAACTACACTTAGTGTTAGTTCAGGAAAATTTCTTCTTCCTTCTAATTACTACTATATAAACACAATTAGATACGGATCAAAAGAAATAGATAGGGTGTCTCAAGATAAGATACTAAACTTATTATCTTCAAACCTAACGTCACCGTCTACACTTTATCCAGTATATACACAGGAGGGAGATTTTGTAACTGTATATCCTGACTCAATAACATCTATTAAGCCTCAGTATATAAGGATTCCAAAGGATCCTAAGTGGACTTATATAATGGTGAATGGGGCTCCTATATTTAATCCAAATAATGACTATCAAGACTTTGAATTGCCACTTACAGACGAGCCGTTGCTTGTTGCTAAGATACTTAAGTATGCTGGTCTATCAATAAGAGAGGGAGACGTGTATCAATTTGGAAATTTAGAACAGACTAATAATAAACAAACACAAGGATAATAATGGCAGATGGTGCACAAAGTATGTATGTAAGTCTTTGCTATAGCGAAACGTCTCCTTACGACTCTTGTATTTCTTGTATAGCTACTCCTATAAGTAACGATACTTATTTAACTGGTTATCAATACTATGAGAATTCTGGTGAAAATCCAGAGGATAAAAACTGGGGATCATATCAGTATGTTTCACTGGATGATGTTGTGAACAACTTTATGCTTATGTATGTTGGAAACGACAAGTTAATTAATAACGTATCTAGGTACAATGTTTTATTTCACGCAAAGAGAGGAATACAGGAGGTTAACTACGACGCTCTCAAGGAGATTAAGGTTCTAGAGATAAGTATATGTGATGACCTTAAGTTTATACTTCCAAACAACTATGTAAACTACGTAAGAATATCTTTATACAAGGATGGAATACTTCGTCCGTTAACAGAAAATATTCAGACAAACTATAGTAATAGTTATCTACAGGACAACAACTGTAGGGTTTTATTTGACCAGAATGGTAATATTTTAGAGGGAACATCTTTATTGGATAACGATAGGATTTCAAATCAACAGAAAACAATGTATCCTGGAGATGGACCTTTCAGTGGAAGAGAAGGATTTAACTATAATGGGATGTGGTACTTCGACTACCCTGTAGGAAATAGATTTGGAATGAATACTGAGACTTCTAATATAAACCCTACATATAGGATTGATAAGAAGTCTGGAGTTATAAACTTTGGTTCTGGAATGGCTGGAGAGTTGTGTATACTTGAGTATGTTTCTGATGGAATGGAAGATGGAGACGATTCTAGGATAAGTATAAACAAGATGGCTGAAGAGTTTCTATATGCTCACATAAAGTACCAGATACTTTCATCTAAGTTAGGAGTGCAGGAATACGTAATACAGAGAGCAAAGAAAGAAAGAACAGCTATACTAAGGAATACTAGAATTAGATTAGGGAATATTCACCCAGGTAGACTTCTTATGAATATGAGGGGTAAAGATAAATGGATTAAATAGGTATGGCAAATACACTAGATACAGCTGAGGCATTATTTTACGTTGGAAAAATGAATAAGGATCTTGATGAGAGATTTATTAAGCCAGGTGAATATGTTGATGCATTAAATATAAGGATAGGATCTTCAGAGCTTGGTGGGTCTACTAATTTAGACTTAGGAAGTTCTGGATCTATAGAAAACTCTAAAGGAAATACTTTATTAACTAATATACAGCATGTTAGTTCTGACGCTAAGTGTATTGGAGCGTATGAAGATAGTGCTAATGAAACTATATATTGGTTTGTTACATCTACAAGCGCAGACCTTGTTCTGTCGTATAATGCAAATACTAGTGCTACATCTTATCATCTAGTATCTTTGTCATCAAATCCTATACTTAATTTTAATAGTAAGTACCTTATAAATGGAATAAATAAGATTGACGACTTATTATTTTGGACGGACAACTTAAATCCTCCAAGGAGAATTAATGTAACCAGTAAATATACATCATTTGATGAGAGTGATATATCTGTTATAGTTGCCCCTCCAATGAGTTCTCCTTTAGTTTCTATTTATAATTCTGCTGGAGAAGAGAACTACATAATAGATAAGTTTATATCATTTGCATATAGATATAAATATGATAACGGTGAATATAGCGCACTGTCTCAGTTTTCAGATATAGCGTTTGAGCCAGATGATTTTAATATGGATTATGGTAGTTTTTCAAATGCAGCTATGACAAACTTGTTTAATTCTTTATTAATAAAATTTAATACTGGGCCAAAACAGGTTGTAGGAATAGATATATGCTTTAAGACATCTAATTCAAATATTATAAATGTAATAGAGAAGTTTAATAAGAAAAAAGAGGGATGGTCTAATAATGATCCAAATAAATCTCTTGTATTTACAAATAAAAAGATATATACAACATTACAAGAAAGTGAATTACTTAGACTGTATGATAATGTTCCTAGATTAGCAAAAGCTCAGACATCTATTGGCAATAGAATAGTATATGGTAACTATGTAGACGGATATAATGTTGGAGATGTTGACTACTCATTAAAAGTTATAAATAAGACTATAGATATCAATCCTCTTACAGTTACATATGCTAATGGAATTTCTTATACAATAGATCCTACAACGACTAAAAATATAAATAATTCAAAAATAAATATAGACTTTACTGATATTCAATTAAAGAAAGGATTTGTATTTAAAATAGATTTTAATCTTACACATGATTCATATTCTGGAAACAGTGGGTTTAACAACACACCAGACTCTCCAGGTCCTGGATATATAAATAATTTTTCGTATAGATTTTATTTTTTATTAGAGAAAGATTATGACTCTATATGGCATTTAGCTAGTAGTCAAGAGTTTATAAATGCTGTATCTAATCATAAGCCATACTATCAAGCAAGTGAAGGGGACTCTCTTACAGATATATTTAATAATGACATAGTTTCAAAAGAATCTGATGGACAATATGGAGAGTGGAAAGATATATCTAGTAGTGCTTTTTTAATTAGTGCTGAATTAGGTAGTAACATACTTGGAATACAGTGTCCTGCTGTTAAGTTTAGTACAGAATATCCAGAGGGAACATTATTATATGCTTATCAATACTTTAGAAATTCAATTACTAGGGCTTATTTTAGTGAGTTAGGAGGTAAAAGAAGTTTACATAGCAACAGAGATTATGAGGTTGCTATAGTTTATATGGATGAATATTTAAGGAGCTCTACAGCACTTGTAGACACGCTAAATACTGTGTTCATAGACCCTGAGTTTTCAAGCACATCAAATAGAATTAGTGTTACATTAAAGAGCTTGCCTCCTGTGTGGGCTACTAAATACAAATTTGTTTTAAAGCAGTCTACATCAAATTATGAGACCGTATATACAAACCTATCTTTTCAAGATAGTTCAAACAATATATGGTTTAAACTAGAGGGAGAAAATAGACAGAAGGTAGTTGAAAATCAAAAACTTATAGTCAAAGCAGATAAAAATGGAGTTGTTTCTAATTTAGTAGAGGCTACAGTTCTTGAACTAAGTACACAGAATGAAGGGTTTATAGGAGGAAATGAAAATAGCAGTAACGAGCCTATAGTAGAACCATCTGGCCTGTACATGAAACTAAGGCCTTCTGGATTTTCAGCTGGTTACGATCCTGATTCGTTTAAGTGGAATGGTTCTGTAACAGAAGTAGGATATGCACGTTACTATTTTGACGAATTAAATCCTGAGTATGTTGATGGATCAGCAGAGACCACATCAAATAGAAAGTACAGGCCGTTTGCTATTCCAGAGGGAACTCAGATAACATTTAAGGTTGGAATATATAGGAGGCGTAGAGGTAATGATTGTGATTCTTATTCTTATGACTTTAAACAGTCATTCACATCCGCAAACAACTACAATAATATGTACGATTGGTTTGTGGCTGAAGGACCTGACTTGAACAATGGAAAGCAAGGAGGAAATGAAGGACCTATTGAACCTCCTGCTACTGTATCAACTACGTTTAAAGGTTACAATATAAATATGGCTCCTCTTTATGGAGAGTTTGTAAATAATTTTTTCTTTCAATCTGAGAATGCAGTAGACGGAAGTAACTCTATAGATAAATATGGAAAAGATTATGAACAAGGTAGGCTTAGATTTGTAGGGACATCTGGATTCCCTAACTGTGGTAGTACAAAATCTAGGGTGACTCTAGATATAACTGTACAGCTATCATCTGGTGTATTGGTATTTGAGACAAATCCAGAGCAAAGTAATGACGAGATATACTTTGAGAATAGCCAGAGCTTTGACATAGTTGATGGATACCATATGAGTGGAAACGAAACTAATGATCAGAATCAGACAGGTACTCAAGAC